ACGATAGAATCATGAACTGTGTTTACAAGTAAACTCTTTACACCTTTGTCTTGCATAATTTTATATATATTTATACAGGCCATTGGTACAATATCTGCTGTTGCAAAACCTTGTACAGGATAATTTTTTATCTGAGTACCGTAAGTAGATCCACCCCAAGGTGTTCTCTCTGCATATGGAAAAGCATACTCCCTACCAGTTGGTAGTTTAATTCTCTTGTATCTTATGGCCTCACTCTGTAATTTTTCATGCCATTTTTTTATATCTTTATACTTCTCTAAGAATTTAGTATAGTATCTTTTCTCATCTTCAGTACCAGTTACACCACCATACAAAGGTTTAAATGTATGTGCCTTTGCATCTTGTCTTGATACACCTATAATGTCTGCAGTGTATTGGTGTACATCTATTTTATTTTCTATATCTTCCATACCTTGTTTATCTTGTGCAAGATATACTGCAGTTCTAAATTCTAATTGTGCAAAATCTATCTCTAGTATCTTACCCCCTTCAAATCTAGATGTAACAACCTTACGAATAGGGAATGTTCTACCCCTAGGTTGGTTTTGAAAGTTAGGATCACGACTTGATAATCTACCAGTTGCAGTTATGGCCTGCATAAACTTAGGATGTAGAAAACCTTTTTCGTTTGTAAAGTTTTTTAATCCTTCTACAAATGTATTTAGATATGTATCTACTGCATTGTGTCTTACGATTGCATCTATAAATTCTTTGAACTCACCCTCTGCTTCTGAGGCTATCTTACTCAAAGTAATTCTATCAGTTCTAAATCCAGACTCTGCAATATCATAAACACTTCTAGGTCTTTGTCTAAATCCTGCAACCTTTGCCATTGGTGTATAGATATAGCCCTCACCATCACAGTCAGAACATTTAGTATAATTTTTAAATGGACTACCATCTTTTTTTATTCTTTTTATAACGCCCTTACCATGACAAGCTATACATTGTTCAGCCACAGTTCTGTATATTACATCAGTATTATCTGCAACTAAATTTCTAAATTGTTGTCTAGAATAATTAGGTCTTCTCTTACTCTTACCTGTGCTTTTATCTATACCAACATTAAATATTTTAGCCCATTGTTTTTTATCTTTTGGTTTCATAGAATAAATTAACCAAGCTAATTGCTCTGGACTAGATAAATTAATTTTAGTATCACCCATCTGCCTATATACAATCTTATCTATCTTTTGTTTTAGATATGCAAACTCTGCTCTAAACTCTTTCTCAACTCTATCTAATTCGTTTAAGTCTATATTAATACCATTACGTTCCATGTCAGTTAATACAACTAAAAACTCATTCATCATCTTAACTGTCATAAGTAAACCCTTATTATTTTCTAGTCTTAAATCAGCCATCTGAGAATCAAACAAACTTCTAGTTATCTGTACATCTATCTTACCATATTCTTCTACAATATCTTTTGGTATATTTTCAAAAGATACACCTCTATCCATATATTCTTTTACACTGCTATCTTTAGATCCTATCTTTCTTCTACGGCAACACATCTCAAGTGTTAAACTTTTTCTAACACCTCTATTTAAAATATATTCACCAAGCATAGTATCATAGACTCTACCACTATATTTAAATCCAGACTCTAACAACCACATCAAATCAAATTTTATATTATGTCCTACAAGTAAGGTTGTTTTATTTAAAGTATCCTGTATCTTAACAGCACAACCTCTATCTATTCTCTCACTATGATTTGTAAAATAATATTCATCGTTAATACCTACACTAACTAATATATTATCTGGATGAAAAGGTGATGGGTCATACCCACCATTCTCATTTTTTTGCCAAGATGTTTCTACGTCTACTGTTGTTATCATACAGATGTTCCTTTCATAGATATAATTAATATTTTTAAATTTCTTAATTCTTTTTGTTGTTCTGCTAATATGTTTTGATACCCAATAAGCATATCCCACATATCCTGTAATTGTAATGTTTGATAACAAGCATATACTAAAACAAAAATTATACTAAATGCTATAACTAAATTTAATAACTTATCTAATGGACTCATACCTCGTACCTACTTATTTCCCTTCTAATGGTACACACAGGTTCTCCATGATAACCATTTATTTTATTTTTACTTATACATAATGTTCTTATTTTATTTTCTAAATCACTGTTTGCATTTCTACCTATACCAATAATCAAATCAGCTTCGGCAGCTTTACCAGTCTTAGAGTTTTCCATTTGGTCAAATGAAATACTGTTTCTATTATGTGCATCAGCAGACGCTTGAGATATAGCTATCACTGCACAGTTTCTTCTCTTTGCAATCTCTCTTGTTGCTGTGTATATCTGCCTTAACTTCTCATCTGTTCTTGCGTATGTTCCTGTCACATTTATTTTATCTAACTGATCTATAACAATAATATCTGGTTCATGTTTTTCACAGTGTGCATCTATATCATCCATTGACCAATCGACTGTATCAAACATAGATATATTATCCTTTATTTCATTCCAATAAGATTGTGCTGTATCTAAATCATCTACTATCTGTTCTCTAGTCATACCAGTATAACAAGATATAGCTCTCATTTGTGTACGAACAGCAGGTTCTTCATTTATAAATGCGTGTATCTTTGCACCTTGTTCTGCAAAACCATTTGGCCCTGCACATAAGCTAACCCAGAAAGCTGTCTTACCTGTCTCTGGTCTAGCAAATGCAATCATAAGATTACCACCACCCATACCCCCTACGTTTTCTTTTATAATAGGTATATTAAATTTCCATCTAGATATTGTTTCTAAAGAAGTTAGCACATCATTTATGTTATGAGTAACTGCAGTAACTTTTTCATCATCAATACCATGTTTATGTTTTTCTATCATGGTTGTTATCTCATTAAAGTTTGCTTCCTTACCATTAAATATTTCTGTAGACTCTACTGCTATTCTCTGTGCAAGATCTCTATCAGATAAGATACGCATAATATCTCTTGCTATCTCCTTACTAGGTTCTTGTACTTCCTTGATGTCTTCAACTAATTCACTAAATTTTTCTTTCGCAGCCCTAGTTAATGCAGGATTAAATATTGTAGTATGTAAAGAATATAACTCATCAATCTTTATATCCTCTTGATATTTATCATGTGCTTTTTGTATAGTATCATACAAAGAACTTACATCTCCAGAAAATACTGTAGGAGATAATGTACCTTTGTATTGTGTATAAAATTTTTTATTAAGCATAAGCCTAATCATTTGTTTTTCTATCATGAATTTTTCTCTCTTTTTTCTAATACCTTTTCGTTGTGTAACTTTTTTAGTTTATAAAGATTAGTTTCTAATATCTCATTTTCATTTTTCAATCTCTTTACTTCTGCGTAAAGAGCCATAAGTTCTTCTGCTCTATACTTAACAAATGTTGTAAATTTATTATCACATTTCTTAGTTTGTTTTTTTAGATAATCAATTATCTTTTTCTGTTTATCTATAATCTCTTCAAGATCATCTAATATTGATTGATCTCTTTGTGTCCATTCCGATCTATTCATATCTTGTATATCATACTTCCAACTATTCCAGTTGTCTAGTATTTCTTTCTTCATTTCATCATCCATAAAATATCTCCCTTACTTGTTCTGTGTTAAAATACTTTAAGTCATCTTCTAAAGGTTTTACTATTACATTATCAAATCCAGATGATCTTAAATCTTTTGCCATGTCATATGATTTTGTTGTAGCATCTCTGTCTAAACATATATATAAATTTTTATATGGTTTCAAGTGTGACTTCTGTACTGATTTTAATTTAGTACCCATAATAGAAATACCAGTTAATATATTTGATACTGCACAAGCTGATGGACAATCCTCTACAATTACTGCGTCACTACATTCGCCACATTTAAATGGAACATCTTTATTACCATACATAAACCATTTAGGAAAATCTTGTTTATTTAATGCTCTACCTACTGCACCAACTATCTTATGTGATATTCTATTCTTAACTAAGAACACAACTCTATTTTGTTTTACATCATATTTAAAATCTGCTCTACCCCAAGACCAAGACTCCCAACAATTATTATTGGATAG